TAAAATTAGAGACTTTAAAGAAACAGGTCAAGAGATTCCTCTTGATCTCATAAAAGATTTTAAACATTATGATACCATAGGTAGAAATGGAATCTCATGGAAACAAGCTTCTGAAAGAGGTAAAATACAAACTGATAAAATAGTAGAAGAGTATTTAGAAAAGGGAGCTCTGTCAGATAATATTGTTAATCTAGCTATTGATACCTTTATACCAGAAAACCCAGAAACAAAAAAGAAAGTTCTTGGTGCTATTGAAGCATTTAAAAATGACATAGCCAAAAGTGATATTATTCCTTCAGAAAGTACTATAATAGATGAATCAATATTAGGGAGAGCATTACAAGGATTTGGTAAGCTTATAGAGGTTGGTTCGTCAGGACTACAAGTATTAGGTGTTCCTAAAGATGATGCAGATCAAATAGCAGCATTAGCTTCTCTTAAAGCTGCTCCTACATTTTCTAGGGTTGTAAAAGGTGCTAAGAGTAGGGTAGGATATACTGATGCTGTAAACAAAGTATATGGTGATGTACTAAGAGTTCCATTACTTAAGTCAGATAAAAAGAAAGCAGAACAAACAGTAGCAAAACTACAAACAGAACTTGAAGCATATAAAGAAAAGAATAAAGAAGGACTTAGTGATAGTAAAATGGCTGATTGGAATGGACTTACAGCCGAGGTTGCTAAACGAGAAAAAGTTATACAAGAGGCTACTGAAACATTTAATATGCAACAGTATAACTTTATGGGTGGTCAGAAGGCAGGAAGTGCCCTTATGCCTGACTTTGCAGAAGCTACCCTACAAGATTTATATGAATATCAAAAAGAAGCAGCTACTAATATTCTTTCAAAGCAAGGTTCAATTAGAAAACCACTATTTAGTTTAAAGAATGATAAAGCAGGACTCGAAGGGTTTAAAGAAATAACTGCTAAGGTTGCTGGTGGAGATAAGAAAGTTGATATGACTACAGGTGGTAATATCTTCATGAGAATGCAGAATTTATTTGGTAAAGTTAATGGGTTTACTAAAGAAAGACAAATGGTACCAGAAACAATTAGGCAATATAATGAAGTAGTTGATGTACTAGAAGGAACAGCATCTAAGAATATTAAATTGACTAAAGAACAAACTTTGCTAAAAGAGTTCTTTGAACAGTTACAAAAAGAAGACTTACTCTTAACTAAAAAACTACAGAAAGAAGGAATCATAGATCCTTTAATAAAGACAGAAGCTAACTTCTTTCCTAGAAAGTTTGTACAAGTGAAAAAAACTTGGCAAGAAAACATCTTTGGTGATAGATTTAGAATTAACTTAGGTGATAGAGCACCAAGAGAAGCTGCTGTTGTTGCTGATAGAGTATATTTTAAACTAGAAGGTAAGAATAAAAAGAACCCTATTTTTATTACTCTATCTCAATCAGATAAAATTAATCCAAGGACAGGTCTTCCAGGTACTCCTATAGTTACTGTAAACTTTAGAACCCATAATGGTAAGAAAGCTTCTATCCTTCCTAATAAAGATGGGTCTAAGTATGAGAAAATGGCACATGAACTAACTGAACAGGCATCTAAATTAAATGAGGGTAAAGGATTACAACGAACAGGAGAGACACTAGAAGGGTTATCAAAAGAGTTAGCAGAGTTTGCTAAGGCATCTGGTAAGCTAGAGATGAAGAATGTTCCACGTAAAGAATTTGTAGAAGTCTATCCAAAAGAACTAGTAACTGACCCTTTATTATCTGTAATTGAGTCTGTTAATGCTAAAAGACAATTACTTAGAGAAAATATATATGATAGAGAGGTAGCTAATAGTGCTTTTGGTAAAAGAAATATACAAATAGCAGATAGCTTAGCCAAAGCTCATGATAAAGGATATGATCCTAGATACCCAGATAGAAATGTTGCTAAGACTACTACTGAACTTGATAGGAATAATAGTAAAGAAGTATCACCTAATCAACTAAGAGGAAGAGTAAATAATCCTGCATTACCTGGATTAGGTAATAAGTCGCTATCAAAACGAGCAGCAGATATTATAGAAGATAACTTTAAAGAATATAAAAAAGGTATTCTATCTAAGGTGTCAGATGCCCTAGTTAAAAATATGATGCTAAATCCTATACCTCATATGCATAATGAGTTAATCCATTTCTATTCTACTAAAGGATTCCTTGGAGCTATGGGTAAGGATGGAGTTAAAAACTTTGCTGCAGATCAGAGATGGGCTATGGAACAAGTCTTTAATAGAACTCCTGAATATATAGATATGCTAAGATCAGGTAGATCACAGATGAGCCTTAATGTTATTAATTCTAGAAATTTAGATGCTGTATTACAACAGTCAACTCAAAAATTGATGGGTGATAAAGCTACTAAGAAGTGGTATGATGGAATTAGTAAAGGTTTATATAGTGCTTCTAAAGGATACTCTCATATATCAGATTTTGCTCAGTATTCTATGTGGACTACTCGTGATGTTATGTATATGTCTCTTGTAAAGCAAAAGATGAGACAACAAAAGATTAGTATCTCAGATGCTGCTAAACAAGTAGAACTACATATGCCTACTTATAGACTACCAGAAACAGTAGGTCCAGAACAAATATTAAGTTATAAAGTAACAAGAGGAATTTCTAAGTTCTTACAGAATCCAGAATTAGTTATCTTTGCTAGATATAAACATGGTATGTTATCTTCAGGATTAAATACAGCTAAAGACTTAGCATCAGCACTTGACCCAGTATTAAGTAGATTAGGTAAACCAGGTAGGGCAGTAGCTGAAGGACTTGGATATAAGGATATTGCTGTTAATAGATCTAAAGGTAAACAATTTGCAGATGGGTTAGATTCAGGTATGGCACTATCTTCTGCTTGGTTTATTTTCTATCCTTTGATGGATTCATTATATACAGAACTCTTTAATGGTGATGAGGTTAAAGCTAGAAGAGCTGGTATCTTACATATACTAGAAACAGCTAAAGGAGTAGCTCATCAAAAAAAGGAGATTGGTCAGCTAAGACAAGTATTAATAACTATTAATCCTGCTTTCTTATTAATGTATGAACTAGCAATGAATGAGACTATGTATAATGGACAAGAGGTTTATAACTTAAATGACTTATTTGGAACAGGGTCTTTAGCACAATTTGGTAAAGACGTAGGAGTTAAAGCAGTCCAGCAAATACCACAAGTTAGTACGCTAGGTAACTCTACTGATCAATATGATGAGTTAGATATGAAGAAGTTTTTAGGTAGACAGATTGATGCTAAAATGAAAACTAGGGAACAACTAGTTAAAGAGGCACAACGAAAGGCTAGACAGGATACTATAAATCTAAATAAAGCCCTAGAAGGTGACTATCTAGAGGATTACTTAGAAGAATATTATAAGGAACTTGAGTAAGCTATATATGATTTCAATTTTTATACCATGCAAATTGAATTCTAAGTATAAATAAGTCTACTAAAAGATAACCTATTTCATTACCCTCTATAGTATTTTCAAATAATTCAAAACCTACATGCATTCCCATTATAGGTTGGCATGTTATTCTCATACTTCACATTCCTTATTAATTTTAACAATAGTATCTATATCAATTAAACTACCTGCTATAACCAGACCTACTGATATGATTATAGCTGCAATAATTAACTTCATATCTCGCAGGCTCCTGCAACACAAGCTAATGTTTGTGCTCCTATAGTGTTATCATCTTTCTCTAAAAAGGTACTCCAATCAATATTCTGTGGTGTCTTCTTCTTAAGAGCATCATATTCTTCTTTAGTAGCATCTTGATAAGGTGCTTGAACATATGTATGATCTGAATAAGGTAAGAAACTAATACCACTAATCTCATCGAAGTATCTCCATACCCATGAACCTACATCCATCCATTCATCATCTTTAACAGAGATAGTAACGGAAGGTTTATGTTCACACCAGTGACGCTGATAGATTAACCAGTTTTCTAACTGCTCTAAGGCTGTCATATCATTACGAGTGATTGCACCTTTAGGAGCTTTAATAGGGAAAGAAAAGACTGATGTAGTATCAGGTCTAAACTGTTCATCTTCGACTTGTACACCCTGATCAATTAAGAACTGAGTAATACTATCTTTCTTATCCATACGGATCGTTCTTATATAGTGGTTGTTATGCCTAGCATGAATGCCGCTAGCACTATCAACAAGCTGAGACACAGTCCCAGAAGGTTTAACACACGTAATACTTCTCGATCGTGGGATGTCAAGTTGGTCGGCATAAGTATGATTGGTTCTTCTAGCATGATCTCGTAATCTCTCTAGTAGTTTTGGATCTGGATGAGATGTTATCTTGGCATCCATAATCCCCGTCAATGAGACTCCAAGAAGCCTCTCTTCTGCTGTGTTCTTAACCCATTCTGCTGATAAGAACTGAAAATGTGTTAGGTTAGACTGTAATGTGCCCAGTATAGTAGCTAATCTAATCTTACGTTTTAATGTTTCTTCTGTATCTCCATTACGAACAACTACTTCAGTTAAATTACAGAACTGTTTATCACGTAGTATAATCTCTGAACAAGGGTTAGTACCATAAGATAATGTTTTATCTCTACCCTGTTTAGCTGCTTGTACTTGTGCAGCAACTCTATTAAAGATACCACGCTCACCTGACTTAGATTTAACTAATGACACCCATTCTTCCATGAATGTTTCCATATCAGGTTTTTCAGTATAAGCTACTGAGTTATTTGCTAGTCCTCTATGAGAGAAATCATTGTACCAGGCACCCATTTTAGCCTCTCTCATGCGTTTATCTGTAAGATTAGATAGTGAGATGAGGGCTGATCTTCTAACGCCTCCTACGACTACAATTTCTCCTACCATACAGATGATATCATGTACTTCTAATGAGTTTAATTTACGCCCTTTAGCATGATCAAATGATTCTATGACAAACTTAAACAATCTTTCTAAAGGTTCAGGTCCACTAGCTCTACCACCAAAGGTTTTAAGCCTAGCACCTGCTGGTCTAACGTGTGAATAATCTACAGTAGGTATATCACCTTCCCATAGACTAGATAACAGCTTCTTAAAGGCTTTAGCCCACCCTAATTTACTATCACCAACAACTATAACATCATCTACTACTGTTAATTCATGAGGTATACTAGGTAACTTAGATATCTCTTGACGTTCACAAGAGAACCCTACACCTGTACCATTCATCAGGATATATAAGGTTTCACTAAATGCTCGTTTATTATTAATAGCAAGATAAGAGCAGTTATAAGCTGCAATGTTATCTCTTTCACATGCTTCTCCCGCTGACATCATTAGTCTCATTGATGGCATAATTTCTAAATTAACAACAGCTTCTCTAATTTCTTTAAATTCTTTATCCAGTCCTGGTGTTTTAGACTTAAGATATGTAACCATCCTATCTACTGTTTCTTCCCATGTTTCTCTTCTACTAAGTTCCGGTATGTAACGTGCATATCTACTTGCCGCTATCGTTTTCTGATAACTATCCACTTGCTTATCTCCTAATCTATTTGGTTAAATAATTCTATTTGAGTATCATCTAAGTCATCAGATAATTCCTCAAATCTTTCTTCTATTTTATCTTCAAATTTATTTACAATTTCTTTTGCTGATATGTCTAGAGTTTCTAGTAATGTAATTTCATCTAGTTTTTCTAGTTGTTCGCATACTTCATTAAAGGTTAATGGCATACTATGACCGACCTTCCATATTAACACGTACTGATGTATCACACTCAGGACAATTATAATTAGTCATAGCAAGTCCTTCATTTGTTTCATTAGTATTACCATCTAGTGCCATTTCACTATTACATTTAGGACATTTCATTTCTTCTCCTTATAGCATGCACCAGTTATATTCATAACACCTGGGTTGCTTATTTTAGAACACCACCACTTGTCGTTAGACCATATGATAGCAGTCTCTTTACAATTATTACAGACCCTTTTAGTCTTAACTTTCATTAATTAGTAAAGTCTCTTAGATCAACACCGACAAATCCACAAGATTGTGATTCTTTAATCTTAAAATCAAAAGGATTAGAATCAATATGATTAGTGGGTAGCAAACTATATTCTTTTAATAGGCAGCTTGCTGCCTTATAATCACCACAGTATTCATCATAGTAAGTCATGGCAGTAGGACAATCAATGAAATTCCCCACATACTTTAAGTCTGTATAATCACCACTAAGTGATACTGTTAGTATAAATAATCCTTCAGCCAGCATTTTTAAATACCTCTATCTCTTTTAATAGTTCTATGTAATGAATACATTTATCTAAATCTTCTGTACCATTCTTATCTCTCCAACGGAGAAGATACTTAATAATATTACCTTCAATGTAAGGAATATTATTCTTTGTTATAAACTCAATAGGTTGTATCTCGTACTTCTTATAGTGATTACCACCTACTTGTTTCTCTGATGCTAACTTCTTACCCAGTATATCTAGGTGTTCTTTAGCAACGTTACCATGTATTAAAGATGCTCTACTCATATTAATATTATAGCACATATATTACTAAAAGTCAATACTTATTTGTATTTTCTTTTAAGATAATGTAATGGTATAGCACATTCATCGAATGAACCATTCTCTACATTATGTAACATATATAACCCTCTCCAATGTTGATTAGTTTGATGAGATAAATAATCTTCATCATGTAAATAACAACTACCACTAATGATAGCAGTCATCTGTTTACCTGTTGCATCTTGACCATAAGCAATTGAATGACCTTGCTGATGTCCTGCAACGCAGCTCATATGTTTCTTAGTTAGTAAAGCGTTGGCTGAAGTAACTGGTCTACCCATGATACCGCTAGCAAAATAGTGAGCATAAGCCACGCCATCAATACTAACAACGTCCAAATAAGGATAAACATCCCAACCAGCCTTCTCATATTCTAAATCCTCAAATGATATAAGACCATCTAACTTCCTATCATACTCAATAGCAGTCTTAATTCTTTCTTCATGGTTACCCATAGTGAGCACCATCTTAGGTTTATATTGTTTCTTCTTAGCCTTCAGTAACCTCTTGTTAAGAGCTTTCATCGGTGCTAGTAAAGCATCCATACCTTTTACTGCAGCTCTAATGTCTGCCTTGTATGTTCTACCTTCAAATGATTTCTTACCTGTGTCATATGACGAAAGACTCGGCATGTCTGCAAAGTCTCCGATCATAACAATAACATCAGGTTGTTTATCTACTATGTATTTTCCAATCCATGTTAGATAAGATAAAGAAATCCCAGGCTTAACCTGGGTATCTCCTATTACTAGATGTTTTTTCATTAGTGCATTGTCTCCAATGGTAAGTCAATACTATTATCGATACCTTCATCAATCGCTGACTTAATTATACCCTCACGCATGAGAGCTTTAATAGCAAATGACATTAGGAACTCTGATTCTTTAGAATCTACCTTAAAATCAAAGTCACTACTACCATCCTCATTCTCTTTGAAGTTTGAAATAATCATTAATCCAATTTCTCCTAAAGTCTAACCACATGAACCCTTCTTTCTCAGCCCACATAGCATATGTTGTTTTACTACGCTTAGTAATCTTATTGTCTGGATTCATAAATAAGAATATTATCGTAATTCTTGGATGCATATCTTTAAACCAAACCATCTTCTGTCTAGTAGCTAGATCCAATTTCCCTTTAGCTTCAATGTATACACCGTTAGCAACTTTGAAGTCTGGCGTGTACTTACGCTCCTTCGCAGGCTGTCTATACGGGATAGCATCTGGCTCATACTTAACTCTTGGAATATGTTTCTTAAGTATCTTCCAAGCTTTTACTTCAAGCCCTGACTTAAATGTAGGCATTAAAACGATCTCTCCATACATCTCCTTCATGTCTCATTATCCATAAGACACTAGCATTCATTATAAACTCTTCATCATTACTATAAGAAGCACGAACTACATCAAATAGTTCTTGTTCAGTTTCCTTATCAGTAAGGATAGCTTGAGCTTTCTTAGCACCTATACCTGCTATACCTTTAATGTTATCAGATGAATCTCCCTTTAAACATTGCTCAAAGAATAACTTCATACCTCCAAGTTCTGTTTGATCAAGCCATCTGTCAGGCTTATTCCAGCCCTTACCTTTAATTTCCCATGCGAAATGTTTACCAGGGATCATGAGCATATCTTTATCTAATGATACAATTACTGTATCATCTGTTTGATTAATACCCATAGCATCATCAGCCTCCAACCCTTCTGGAGCCAGCTCTGCACCCATCTTTTCTATAGCATACTCTCGTAAGGCACTCAAGTGTCTAGGCTTAGCTGCTGTACGATTAGCTTTATACTCAGGATAGATTGTCTTTCTAAAATTAGTTTTACCAGTAAGGAATGCACGATACTCTGTGCATCCAGTCTTGGTTAATAATTCATCTAATAAACCCTCAGCCCTATGTACGGCTATACCAAAGTTATCATTCTCTGCACTTGCAGCGCAGCGAAAGACTACTAGATCATGATCAATTAATGCTAACATATTATCCTTCTAAAGGTGGTAACGTTAGATGAGGTAAGTCATCTGCTGCTGGTGTAACTATACCAGTAAGTTCTGGTA